TCAACGACGGGCGCGAGTGGACGCATCACGACGCTCGCCCTCTCGACGACATCGAGATCGTCTGCGCCGCCGAAGATCTCCACAAGCACGTCCCGGAAGGAAGCTGCGAAGAGATCCTGGCTCGTCACATCCTCGAGCACTTCTCGCATCTCGAGACGCAGAACGTCCTGGCAGGTTGGCTCAGGCTTCTCAAGCCAGGTGGTGTGCTGAAGGTGGAGGTTCCCAATCTCGGGTGGCAGGTACGTCAGTACGCTGCGCTCCTGGAGACAGGGCAAGGCTCACACACCGAAGCGGAACTTGTCGAGCTCATGTTCGGTGGGCAGGAGTACCCGGGCAACGCGCATCTGACCGGTTTCACCGAAGAGACGTTGCGCCGTCATCTCACTCTCGCGGGCTTCAAGGGAGCGGGCACGATGGACATCGGCATGGTCATCATCGCTTCGGGCGAGCGGTGAGTTCGTTCAAGCGCATGAAGTCGCCGTGGTTCGCGCCCGGCGATCGCAGCATCATCTACGTGCCGGCCACGACCGAGACGTGGTACTACGTCGAAATGCGACGCCGAATTGCCGATATTCTCGGCGTTCAGTGGAGAGACATCAAGACCATGCGTTTCGTCGACATGCGTTACGACGAAGACGAGGGACAGTACGTCGAGTGCCGTTACGATGACGACGACTCGTTCAAGGTCTGGAAAGTAAGCCTGGTCAAGCTCAACACATCTCACAAATGACCGGGAGTAGAATGATATCAGTGTCACGGAAGGATTCAAGAGGACCTCTGGGCTTGCAACGTGGCTCAGTCGACGTGGTCGATTTCCTCTCGAGTCTTGGAGTGCGCAACGTCCGCTTGATCGGCGACGAAGTGTCGTACTCGTGTCCGTTTTCGGGTCACTCACACGGTGACTCGAGTCCGTCGGCATCGATGAACGTTGACACAACGGCGTACTACTGTTTCGGATGCCATTCGAAGGGTAACGCCGTCACCTTCCTGTCGCTCTTCGACGGCATCTCACCCGTCAGAGCGATGCACTACATCCGAGAGCGGTATGGTGGCGGGTGGAAGGAACCCGAAGGTTCGGTCGCTCAGGAGATCGAGAAGATGCTCCAGACCGCGCCCACGCTCCTGGAACACAAGCACAACATGATCCTGGACAAGTGCTACGCGCTTGACTACGCGATCGACTGGAACCTTGTGGCGTCTACTCAGGACGCTCCAGAAGATCTCACCTATCCGCTCAGGAGAGGACTCACACCCGAGACGCTGACACGGTACGAGTTCGGTTACGACGATCTCAGCCGGAGGACGACTCTGGCGATGCGTGACCGGCACGGCAATCTCGTCGGCTTCAAGGGTCGTGACGTCACGAACACTCACGGCGCCAGGTATCTGGTGCTGGGTGGCAGGAGGTACGGCTTCGAACCGTACAAGGCGTCGCTAGTCGTCTGGGGTATCCACGACGTACAACCGCGAGACGGAAGGGTGATTCTCGCGGAAGGCGAGTGGAACGCAGTGAAGCTCAGGCAGCTCGGATATCTCGAAGCTGTGTCTGCCGGGTCTTCCAAGTTCTCAGACGAACAGGCGTCTCTGCTCGCGTCTACTTGCTCAGAGGTGGTCCTGTTCTACGACAGCGACCAGGCTGGTCAAGTTGGCGAGCGCCAAGCGGCAGACATGCTCTGCCGTCGCATCAACGTCCGTTACGTCTCAGAGCACGACGGAGACGCGATGGATATGGACAGCGAAGCTGTCGAGAAGCTTCTCACCAACACACACTCATACACGATGAAGATGATCGGAGTTTGATGGGACAGGGATTCGCAGGTATCCGCAGGGCATCTGAGGACATCAGCGCGCGCCGTTCCGGCGGCGGAGACGGCCAGCCCGGCAGGCTGGTTCTCGGCGACAAGGAGCACACACGCGTCAGGTTCCTGGAGGCCGGCGACGACGTGAAGTGGGCCTGGATGCACTCCATGCCCCCGAAGAACGGCAAGCAGTGGGGCGAGTTCACTCCGTGCCGAGACCAGGGCCAGGACGGCTCTGAGGCGTGCCCGGCGTGCGCCTCTCCCGTGAAGGAGATCTCCAAGCGGTCCTTCCGCGGGTACGTGAACGTCATCAGGCGTGACGCGCCGACGTTCCAGAAGGACTCAGAGGGGAACATCGTCAAGGACGCCGCCGGCAACTGGGTGAAGGCCGAGCAGGTCGAGGAGCAGCTCCAGTACTGGGAAGGCGGGATCACCGTCTTCGAGGAGCTGGACACCATCGATCGGACGTTCAAGGGCCTGGACAGCCGCGACTTCATCATCACAAGGCGCGGCACCGGCCTGAACACCCGGTACTCCATCGTCCCCGCCGACCCTGACGCCGGCTCTGTGCCCATGACGCAGAAGGACATCGAGCTGGCCGGCAGGAAGAGGGACCTGAACCAGAAGATCACGCCCGTCGCGCTGGACGAGATGATCCGCATGCTCGGCGGCGGGAGCGGAAGCTCCGCTGTGGCAGACGACGTCGGACGCGCCAACCCGTTTCGGGCTCGCAGGGAGGACTAGTGCCAGAACTCCGCTTGAAGGTCCTCGATCAGGACCTGTACACGGCGGAGACTCATGAGGGTAGGTTCGGAGCTCAGCGTCTCGGCGACGCTGGGCTCGACCTACGAGCCCGGTTCGACATCACGGTCAATCCGGGCCCGCCGGTGAGGATTCCTCTCGGCGTCTCACTCGAGTTTCCGGGCGAGTACGTCGGCTGGCTCACAGGCAGAAGCAGCCTGAGTTTGTCGTACGGACTCATCACACACGAGGGCAAGATCGACTCTGGGTACAGAGGCGAAGTCCACGCAATCGTGCAGGCCATGACCGTTCCGGTCAACATCGCTCGCGGTGAGCGCATCGCGCAGATCGTGATCGTGAAGATCGAGCCCCCGAAGTGGACCATCGTCGACGAGCTCTCAGAGACGGATCGCGGCAAGTTCGGTCTCGGATCGACTGGCAGGATCTGATGCGCATCCTCTACTACGGGCAGCACTCCATGAGGACGTACTCAGATCCGATCTCGTACGCGCTCGACAAGGACGGCGCTCTGCACCGGCAGCTCGCGAGGATCGCAGTGTTGCCGAAGTCCTACAGGTGGGACTTGGTGCTTCCCATCACTGCAGATCAGCACGGCGGCCTGCTCCCGCCGGAGTTTCACAAGCTCCGCAACGACGGATACGACATCAAGGTCCACTACTACGTGGCGCCATTCAACGTGATGACACAACGTTTTGAGACTCCGTCGACGCGCCCGTTCGAGGAGATCAAGAACGTCGACGTCATGCTCTGCGAGATGCCGGAACACGTCGGCTTCTTCCGCATGATGCAAGAGAACAAGGTCCTGCCGGAGTTTCCGATCGTGACCAAGGTTCTCCACGTCGAACTCTTCGACGACACGAAGCCCGTGCTCCCGTACTTCTGGCGCCAGTTGGAAGGCATCTCGCTCTCTGATCACGTTGTCTTTCCGCTGCGCGGCATCTACGAGGCGTTCAAGGCACACGCACACGCGCTCTTGTCGCCGCTCGCCATCAAGATGTTGGACCGGCCGACGACGATCTGGAACGGCATGTTCACGCCGAAACTTCTCGGCCCGAACAAGCGCGCAGGTTCGTTCGATTCCAATGCGCCGATCACGTTCGCGTTCATCTCCCGTCTCAGCGACGACAAGAGGACCAAGGCTGCCGCGTTTCTCGAAGCCATGACGGTGTTCAAGCCAGGTGCTGAGGCTCAGTTGTGGGTCGCTGATCCCACTGACATGATGGGCGTGAAGGACTTCGAGCACAAGGAACTCGTCTTCGGCAAGTTCGGAAACACTCGCGAAGATTACGTGCACACGTTGAGAGACGTGTCAGACGTCGTGCCGATCCTCTACGACCAGGGACTCATCGCGTCGATAGGGTTCTGCGAGGCTGCGTGGTTCCGCAACGTCATGGTGCACCCGTACTCGAAGGCACCTGACAACTTGAACGGCATCGGAGTTCAGTACGACGTGCCCGAAGACAAGACGAAGATGTCCAAGGTCATCGAAGCAGCTCTCGTCGAGGCGTTTGAGGGAATTCTCGACGGTTCGCACGACAACGGTTCGCACGACGTCGAAATGATCTACGACAGGCGTTCGACCGATGTTGAAGCCGAAAAGATGCAGGAAGATCTCGAGTCGGTGGTCTTCTAGATGATCATCGTCTTGGAGGGTGTCGACGGCACCGGGAAGACTCACCTAGCTCGTGAACTGGCAGGCCGTCTCGGTGCGAAGCAGTGGAAGTCACCGTTCACGCACGCCGAGCTCTACGCGTCTGGTCACATGACGCCGATGGCTTCGAAGTACATGGACGCTTCCGTGCTCAAGGCTCTTGAGTGCGCAGAGAACGACGTCATCGTCGATCGGTTCTTCCCTTCCGGTTACGCTTACGACAAGGCGTTCGGTAGGGAGTTCGACGAGGACTTCATGTGGCAGATGGACGGTGAACTCGCCGTGATGTCACATCTGTGTGTCCTGCTCTCGTTTCGCAATGCGAGCCACTTCATGGAGGTTCGCGACGACCGTGACAACGGTCGTGAGAAGGACAAGTTCGTCGACGAAGAGACGTGGGAGAAGATCGACCACGCGTACCACGAGTACACGCTTCGCTCGTCGTGTAAGTGGGTGGAAGTCGAGGCACAAGCTCCGATAGGGCAGATCGTGGCATCAGTGATGCGTCACGTCACATCTGCGAGGCCAAATCTCGATTCGCACTACATGAGCATCGCTCGCGCAGTGTCAAAGAGGTCGACGTGCTTGTCACGCCGAAACGGAGCCGTGCTCGTCTCTGCGTCTGGGCACGTCATCGCGACGGCGTACAACGGCGCTCCGGCGGGACTTCCACACCAGCGTTACTGCCACAGGCTCGAGGGTCAGTGTGCGGCTTCAGGATCGGCACTCGACGAGTGCACTGACGTGCACTCCGAAGAGAACTTGATCGTCCAGGCAGCGCTCTCGGGTTCTGACCCTGCTGGTGGCACCGTCTATTCGATGAACTCCCCGTGTCCACGATGTGCGAGGATGCTCATCAACGCCCGTATCTCGCGGGTCGTCTACTCAAATCTGTACTCCCAGCCAGGGCTCGACATGCTCGACGGCGCGGGAGTTGAGTGTGTAGGAGGCTACACATGATCCTCGCAGCAAGCGCAAACGAAGCTTTCAGGCTCCTCACTGAGTGTGTCCTCGACGGCGGCATCGAGACGCGCCCACGTGGCGGGCGCATGACGAAGGAGCTCCTCTCGTTCGGGCTGGTCATCGAGAACCCGCGCGACCGCCTGATCACTTGTCCGCCCCGCCAACCGCGTCTGGACTACAGCGTCGCTGGTCTCGGATGGAATCTCCAGGAGCGTTCGGACGCTGAGTCCATCTGCTTCTGGAACCCGAACGGGTGGGGCTTTGCCGATCGTTACGGTAAGAACGAGGAGTTCCACGGCGCCAACTACGGCGAGCGCATCGTGTGGCAGATCGAGAAGGCGATCCAGCTCTTGAAGACCGAGCCCGAGTCCAGGCGCGCGTGGGTCTCTGTCTGGGATCAGCACACAGAGGTTGACAACGGCTACTTCTTCGAAGGCAAGGACGTCCCTTGCACTGTCGGCTTCGGCATCAGGTTGATTCAGGGCAAGCTGGTCATGCAGACGGTGATGCGTTCGCAGTCCGTGGTCGGTGTGTTCCCGTACGACTCGTTCTTGTTCCTGACTCTCCAGGAGCTGATCGCGAACGAGCTCGGAGTCGACGTTGGCCACTACATCCACACGTGCAACTCGGCTCACATCTACGAGAACGAGCTCGAGTTCGCCCAGAACATCGTCACTTGGTACGGCGAGCACGGTGACGGTTCGACGCCCATGGACAAGATCGAGTACGGCCTGAAGGAGGCCGGCGATCGCTGGTGGAAGACGCAGGAGATGCTGCGCAAGGGCGAACCGTTCCCGGACGGCTTCACTCCCGATCAGTTCGAGCAGCTGCTCATCTCTGGCGCTGAGAACAGGGCGAAGGCAAGGGCGAACTGATGTCGCGGCTGGTCCATCTCCACCGTCACAGCGAATGGTCGATGCTCGACGGTACGGGAACGTGTGAGCAGTATGCGCGCAGAGCCGCAGAGTTGGGCCAGTCCGCGCTCGCCATCACAGACCACGGAACTATCGCCGGCGCTCTCCACCACATCGCTGCGTGCGAGAGCGTCGGCGTTACGCCAATCGTCGGCATGGAGGCCTACTTCAAGCCGAACAGGCATCTGAAGGACAACGACAACCGCCGACGCTGGCATCTCGTCCTGCTCGCGGCGAATCAGACTGGGTGGCAGAACCTTGTTCGCCTCTCGTCTGAGGCACACTCCTCCGGCTTCTACTACGCACCGTGTGCAGATTGGGACTTGCTGGAGCGTTTCGGCGAGGGGCTCATCGCAACGACTGCGTGCGTCTCAGGTCCGTTGCCCGATCTCATCGTCTCCCAGTCCGGGAACAACGAGGTCTCTGAGTACATGGGTCGCATGAAGAAGATCTTCGGTGACCGGTTCGCCGTCGAGATCATGCCCCACGACTTCGACGGCCAGAGGCTCGTCAACGCCGAGTTGGTGAACATCGCCAACGAACACGGCGTTCCGTACATCGCCACCGTGGACGCTCACTACCCGTACGAGGATTGGGCAGACACGCAGGACGTGCTCCTGATGATCTCGACTCGCCAGACCGTCGAGGAGCGAATCGCCCGCAGAGAGAGGGGCGAGGACGTCTACACGTTCGGTTCGAAGACGCTCTTCCTGATGGACGAGACCCGCCTGGCGCAAGAGTTCGCGGATCACCACGGCTATCTCCCCAAGGACGTCGTCGATACTGCGATCGCCAACACGAGTCTCGTCGCGAGTTGGGTGGAACCGTTCACCATCTCGAAGAAGGACAAGCTCCCGAAGGTGAGTCCAGACGACGACCCTGGTTTCGGCGAACGTCTCGTCTCCAAGTGGTGCCGTGAAGGGATGGACTCGTACGGCCTGGCGGGAGACCCTGTCTACGAGGAGCGGCTCGAATACGAGATGAGCGTCCTCCGCGACAAGGGTGTCATCGACTACTTCGCCATCATCGGCGATCTGATCAAGTGGGCTCGCAGTGAGAAGATCAGGATCGGCATCGGTCGTGGTTCAGCTGCTGGTTCGCTCGTGTCGTATCTCATCGGAATCACTGGTCTCGACCCGATCAAGCACGGACTCCTCTTCGAACGGTTCCTGAACCCTCACCGTAAGGGCATGCCTGACATCGATCTCGACTTCGAACACGAGCGTCGAGACGAGGCGAAGGACTATCTCGGTAAGCGTTGGGGCCACGACCACATCGCTGAAATCGGCGCCTACCAACGATTCGCGTTGAAGAACGCCCTGAAGGACGTGGCGAAGGTCCTCTGCGTTCCGTACGAGGACGTGAACCACACGCTGAAGGCCATGGACGGCGCTGAGATGGGCACCAAGCTCGAGCAGATGAGAGCTATGTCGCCCGACGTGCAGGCGTTCTCCAAGAAGTACCCGGACTGCTGGAAGCACGCTGTCAGGTTGGAGGGGCAGACCAAGACATTGTCTCGTCACCCAGCTGGCGTCTTGGTCACCGACAAGCCGGTGTCGGAGTACATGCCCATGATTCGTAGGGACACGACGGGTGTCCTGGTCACTGCGTGGACAGAGTCCGTCGACTTCAAAGTCATCTCGAGCTACGGCTTCATGAAGATCGATGTCCTCTCCATCGACGGACTCACCGTGCAGCGGAAGGCTGTGGAGCTGATCAAGGAACGCCACGGCATCGACATCGACCTTGATCGCCTGCCCGTGTTCCAGGACCCAGACATGGGTGAGCAGGACGTCCTCCAGGCGTTTGGGCAGGACATGACCCTTGGAGTCTTCCAGTTCGAGTCCCGCGGCATCAGGGGACTCCTGAGACAGATCAAGCCCGATCACTTCAACGACATCGTGGCGGCGAACGCCCTCTATCGCCCGGGCCCGCTTGTCGGTGGAGTGGCACACAGCTACGGCAACCGCAAGAACGGCCGTGAGCGCTGGTCGTTCTGGCACCCAGCCGTCGAACCCTTCCTCGCCGAGACCTACGGCCTGATCGTGTATCAGGAACAGGTCATGCAGATCGTGCAGGCACTCGGCGACTTCAGCATGGCTGAGGCAGATGACATTCGCAAGGCCATGACCAAGCTCCACGCCGAGCGTGTTGACGTCGACGATGACGAAGGTGGTACCAAGAAGATCTCTGCCGGTGAGGTCGAGATGCGCAAGCACCAGGGCAAGTTCCTGGAGGGTTGTGCCGGCAAGGGCATCTCCGTTAGCGACGCAAACGAGATCTGGGAGAAGATCGTCCAGTTCTCGGTGTACGGCTTCAACAAGTCACACTCGGCTGGCTACGCCGGTGAGGCGTACAAGGACATGTGGTTGAAGCTTCGGTACCCGCACGAGTTCTACACCGCGCTGCTCACCTACGAGCCCAAGAAGGTGCCCGACGTCATTCGCGAAGCTCGCAACCGGGGCATCAAGGTTCTTCAACCAGACGTGAACACGTCCGGCATCGGCTTCACTCTCGACGGAGACGATATCCGTTACGGACTGGCGTCGATCAAGTTCGTCGGCGACGCAGCGATCCAAGAGATCATGTCTCAGCGCGCAGAGCGCAGGTTCAACTCGCTCGAGGACTTCGAGGCGCGAGTGCCGTCACGTCGGTGCAACAAACGTGTCCGTGAGTCACTGCTCAGGGCTGGCGCCATGGACAGGTTCGGCGGGCGCGACGAGTGGACTGACGCTGAGAAGAGGGTCGCCGAAGTCGAGCTCATGGGTACGGTCATCTCTCTGCAAGAGGAGTCGCCGTACAAGTCGATTCTCGCAGAGAGGCTCGTGAATCGCGACGAGTTCGATCTCATCGAAGACGGTGGTACTGCCATCGTCGGAGGTGAGATCACGAGCATCAGGGTGAAGACGACTCGCAAGGGTACTGACATGGCATATGTCGATGTTCGTTTCGGCGACTCCGACTACTCGGTCACTGTGTTTCCGAGGCAGTATCAAGAGTTCGCCGACATCATCACGCCAGGTGAGATCGTCTTGATCAAGGGTACCAAGGACCGTGACCGCGACTGTGTCATCTTGAACAACGCGTGTACCGCGGCAGAGTTGAAGAGAGTTCTGGAGGCGTGAACGTGAAGAAGGTCGTGCCCATCGCCAAGGGTACGTGTCACCGCTGTGACTGTGTCGTTCCTGGCCGTCGCATCTACTGCGATACGTGCCTGAAGCAGGTCCAGTACGAACAGCGCCGCAAGTACTACCTGAAGAACGAAGCCAAGACTCGGCGCCTGTGTGTCGGCCCGTGTCACCGCTGCAAGGAGCGCCCGAGGAAGACCGATCGCTCCATCTACTGCACTGAGTGTTCGGTCGCCATCATGATCGAACGTCGTACCAAGATGCGCAAAGGCGTCGTCACTGGCAAGTGCCTCTCGTGCGGAGTCGACGTCGAGAGCAACAAGGCTTGGTACTGCCCGAAGTGCCGTCTCGAGAAGACACGTGAGGCGGGTCGCAAGGCGAATGAACGACGTAGGCGTGCACGAGGCCAGAAGCCGAGAGTCGTCTACGACGAGTGCCAGTATCCGGGATGTGAGTCGAAGCCGCGGACAAAGCAGTCGCACTACTGCGAGGAGCACATTCCGAGGGTCCGGCACGACTACAAGAAAGCATCCATGCGCCGGCGTGTGGCGAAGAACAATCAGAACGCGCAGGAAGTTCTCACTGCTGTCGCGAGGGAACTCACACGTATGGCGTCCGGCGAGCAGCACATGAACCACAACACCGTGAAGTGGTGTGGCAACCTGCTGTTGAACTTGAAGTGGGGAGTCCCAAACGTGGAACGCCGGAAGAGGGAGAAGGATGCCAGTAGATCCCAGTAAGATCGGCGAAGTCCTCGCCGCCATCGAGAAGAAGTACGGTTCAGAAGCCGTCGGTTCGGGTGTCAACTACGCCGGCATCCCAAGGATCCCCACTGGCAGCCTGGAGCTCGACTGGGCGACGGGCGGTGGAATCCCTGTCGGCAGGTGGACGCGCCTCTGGGGCGGATACTCGAGCGGCAAGTCGCTCACGTGCTGGAACACCATACGCGAGGCGCAGAAGCTCGGTCTCACGTGCGTCTACTACAACGCCGAAAAGCAGTTCGATCCCGACTTCACGCGTGACATGGGCGTCGATCTCGACAAGCTGATCATCATCCACGGTTCGGTGATCGAGACGCTCGGCGCAGAGCTTGAAGCGCTCCTGTCCGTGGCACACGTCCACGTCATCGACTCAGAGAGTCAGTGTGTCTCACTGGAAGAGATGAACAGCAACGTGGCAGACTGGCACATGGGTCTGAACGCTCGCGTCTGGTCGAAGGTGATCCGTAGGACTGCTGAGAAGTTCGACGAGCATCACAACGTCGGGATCATCGTCAGCCAGGCGCGCGACTCGTTCGGCTACGGTGGAGGTGAGACTCCTCCTGGTGGCAGGCTCATGGAGCACAACAGCTCGCTCACCATCTACTTCAAACGCGGCGGGTGGCTGTTCTACGACGAGAACGGCGTGCTCAAGGACAAGGGCAAGGGCAGCGACACTCTCTCGGGCAAGGCAGAGGCTGACGGAGTCGAGTACGTGGCTCGCGTGAACAAGAGCCGCGTCTGTCGACCCCTCAGGACGGCTGCGATGCGGTACGACTTCAAGAAGCGTCAGTTCGATCAGGCGTTCGAGTACACGAAGGCAGCAGTGTTCACTGGCTACGTGAACCAGACGTCGGCGGGTAGATTCGAACTCGAGGACGGCACCAAGATCCACGGCGCAGAGAAGCTGCGTCCGCATCTCGATTCCGACGAACACCGTGCCGGCATTCGCGATCGACTGATGAAGTTGGCACGATGAAGCCGCACGAGATCGGCAAGGAGTTCGAAGAGGCGTGGGCGAAGCGCGTCGGTGGCAAACTCGTGCCCGGCAGCGGCAACAAGTGGTGGGCGAAGATGGACGTCGGCGACGCTGAGTTCCTGTGGAGCTGTAAGGCGACGACGAAGAACGGCTTTCGGATCACGCAGGAGCTCGTCGACGAAGTCGTCGAAGCAGTGTTCGCCCCCGGTGGTCGCGGGTCATCGACACCGGCTCTGGCGCTGCGCGTGGGGACGCCGGCGTACGATCTGGTAGTTCTCCGTGCTGACGACTTCGAGAGGATCGTGCAACAGGAGGTGAAGTACGTCCGCCAGAGCAACGAGGACTCGAAGCGTCAGCGAGCAGCCGTGCCGGAGCTCCTCAGAGATGACTAGGCGCTGCTCGAAGTGTGGGTCATTTCTCCGCGCAGGGAACAAGACGTCCATCTGTGGTCCTTGCCACGTGAACGTCACGACCGAGAGAGTCGAGGCACTGCGCAGAGCGAACACTTCGAGGGCGCCGATCGAACTCATGGAAGAAGTGACGTGTCTCGGTTGTGGAAAGAGGCGCTTGGTCAGGAAGACTCGCAATACGGCGTACCTGGCGAGAAATCCTCTGTGCCTCGACTGCCTGAACGGCCGACACGACTCTGCGGCTTGATGTAAAATGACACTATCAAGCACCTCAACGCAAGAGGTCAGGTAGTGTCCGAGAACATCAAGCCCAAGCCCGAGGCCAAGAGGGCGGGCATCGGCATTCCGCCGACGCCGAAACAGGTTCAGTTCGTCAAAAATCTCCGCACTCAGTACGCTTCGTTCACTGTGCCGGGCATCCCAAACGGTGCCGAATTCGACACGTGGCTCGACACGGCATCGCGCAGAGAAGTGTCAAGCGCCATCGATACGTTTCTGCACTTCCAGCGTACTGGCGCCTTTCAGGTGCCAGGGCCCGTCAAGTTCGGTGGTAACACGCCACCGGCAAATGCGCCGGCGTACAATGAGCCCGAACCGGCAGATCTCGCGCGAGAGTGGCTCGTTCGGCTCCGTGAGCAGTGGCACCCCAAGACGAAGCCGTACGCAGCTTCGCTCACTCAGGACCAGGTACTGCTCGTTGTCGACGTCGCCAACACGTATGCGCGAGCCGCGTATCGTATGCCGGAGTTGGCTCACCACGGCAGGCCCACAGGCGGCATCTTTGGGTTGTTCCAGTCCGTCGATACGGCACGCAAGATGGTGAGAAACCTGGAGGACGGCAAGCAACCAGACGTCCTCTTCGCGTACGAGGGCGGCGGCTCAGCACGCCGTCAGATGCTCTTGCCCGAGTACAAGTCAGCTCGCGCCGGCGGCACCTGGCTCCAGAACGACGACGACGTCGCATACATCGAGGCCATGGCGTTCGAATCCGGTGTCACGTCGGTCCACATGCCCGGCGGCGAGGCCGACGACGTCATCGCGTGGATCTCAAACAACGCCGCCGAGATCGTCAAGGCGCATCACCGCAACATCAAGGTCTATGTGCTGTCCAACGACAAGGACATGCTCAGGCTCACAAGGCACGACAACGTCGCTGTGCTCCGCTCAGGCGGTGAGATTGTGCGCCGCAAGGACTTCGTGGACAAGTACGGCTACGAGCCCGAGCACGACATCCTGGTCAAGGCTTTGGCGGGTGGCGACGACGACTGGAAGGGTATCCGTGGCATCGGTACCAAGGGCGCTGTCCGCATCCTCCAAGATGCGTCGTGGTACTGGCATCTCGTCATCGAACACCCAAAGGTCAAGCCCCACGCCGACAAGGTCGTCAACGCCGTACAGGTCATGGACTTCTGGGCTCCGGACGTGGAAGACACTGAGTTTCCGGTCAAGGCCATCGCACCATCGACGTTCCACCAGACGCGCGTCTCCGGTGCGCTCGGCATCACGCGTCACTTCTGGTTCCCGCGGTCGCATGCCTGAGCTCCTGCAAGAGAAGTGGTACAACTCGCGCGAGTGGACTCCGACCTCCACGACGTCGGCAGTGTGGCGTCTGCTGGTCTGCTGCGTGCTCATGAACAGGGCTCCGGGCCACAGGGCGTCGCTCGTCGCCAGGCGATTCTTCGACAGGTTCACTGATTTCCGCGACGTCTCGGAAGATCACGTCAACGAACTCGCCGCAATGTTCCGCCCGTTGGGGTTGCAGAACGTCAGGGCTCGCCGCATCATCGATATGTCGTTCGACGTGCGTGTGGGGAAGGCGTTCACTGACTGTCGCGGTGTCGGTGACTACGCAGCGGATTCGATCAGGTTGTTCGTGTACGAAGACTACGATCACGTGCCCAAGGACAAGGAGCTCAAGGCGAGACGTCTCGAACTCCTAGAGTCAAAGGTATAATGCTACCATGCAGACCTTCTTGCCGTTCTACGACTTCGAGCACTGCGCCATGGTGCTCGACGACAGGCGCCTCGGCAAGCAACGCATCGAGGCGAAGCAGATCATCCAGGTGCTCGACAACCCTGACGCCAAAGGTTGGCGTAACCATCCCGCAGTGCGCATGTGGGACGGGCACATCATGTCGCTCTGCTTCTACGGCCTGGCGATGTGCACTGAGTGGTCTCGGCGCGGTTTTCGCGACAACACGCGCGATTGGTTCGAGGCTCGGTGTGTCAGCGAGATCGCCAAGTTAGAGGCTTCGCAACTCAACATCGACTCGCGTAAGCCGCAGTGGATGGCAGATGCAAGACTCTACGTCAGTCACGCTTCCAACCTGATCCGTAAGGATCCCCACTACTACCAGCTCATCTGGCCCCAGATCCCGAATGGCATTCCGTATCTGTGGCCCTCAAAGGACCCCCGCGCGACTTACGTGTCTCGGATGCCGCTCACAGGCAAGGTCGAATTTCGCCTGTGTCTCAACGACTTGTGCCCTTCTATCTTTCGCGACAAGAACGACGATGTCATCGTCGACAGGTATTCGACGTACGGCTGGTCGTCGGACTACGACATCGCGTGTCCGCACTGTCGCGCTGAGCTCGAGTGCACGGACGTGGATGGCTTCGATCCGTTCATGTTCACGTTCGAACGGCGCACGTTGGAAGAGCTCCGCGTGCAGGGTAAGAAGGACAACGCCAAAGCAAAGCGCAGCGGCATCACACCAGGCGCTGTGATGTGATGTGGTCGTGGTTGACCGGCACTTCGCGAGAAGCCGAGCGAGCCATGGACAGGTTCGCCACGAGTCGGCGCAACGACGTTGAACTCATGACCATCCTGGCCGAGCTTGGCAACACTCTCTCGCGATTCGATAACACGTTGAAGCGCGCCAGGAAGAAGTTCAACGTCAGTGGATGAATTCGACATCGCCAAGTCGCGCATCATGTGGTACCGAGAAGTGGAAGGTCACGTCCTCGGTTTCACCACACAAGAGATGGTCGAGATGAGCAAGAAGGGCGTCGACTTCTGGGCGGACCGTGTCGTCCAACAGGACTCTGTCGGTGGCTTCTTCGTGAGCACCGTGTTCCTGGTACTCGACCACGGATGGAACGGTCCTCCGGTTCTGTGGGAGACTGCGGTCTTCAACAAGAGCACGGACGAGATCGACGAGATGGACAGGTACACGTCAAAGATCGACGCCCTCGCTGGACATCTCGAGATGGTGTCGAAGTACTCCAAGATCAAGGCGGCCGAACGGTAGTGGGAATCTCACGCCTCCAGCTCTTCCGTAGGTTCCAAGCAGTGCCTCTGATCGACACAATCCTCGAACGCCAGTACACGGCAGATGCCCAGGGAAACGACACCCACGGGCCAGACAAGGATCCGTGGCACACGGCGTTCCACGCATCTTCGTTTCCACTGGATGAGCACACGTCGTGCGGCAGAAAGGCCGTGTACGGTCTAGCGAACTTTGCGAAGCCCGACGACGGCATCTCGACTCAGGGCGTCGCGATCATGGAGGCGGGAGTTGACATAGAACTGCGCCAGGTGGAGCGTTTCCATCGCGCAGGTGTTCTCCTCTCAGAACCACCCGGGCAACCTCAGACGTCGTATACGTTCCCAGAGGCGTGGCTCGTGGGCCACAGCGACGCTGTCATCCTTCCTCCAGGATGGAAGTCACCGCACCCTGTCGAGATCAAGGGCAAGGACAGTGATGTCGTCGACGCCATGCGTGCCGGCCAGAAGGGGTGGGATGCACCACACCGTGCGCAGCTCATGTGCTACATCTTCCTCAGCAGACAGTACGATTGGCACGGCCCAAATGGCGAGCTCCTCGAACCAGCGACAGACGGCACACTCCTGTACGTAGCGCGAAACCGGCCGAGGAAGGTCGCCGAGTTCTACTTCGAGTACGACGAACAGCTCGTGAAGGCCGCGCTCGCGAGGCTGTGGGACTGGAAAGAGGCGTTCAAGGCCGACGTCCTGCCCGAGCGCCCAAAGGAGTGGCGCTGGACGTTTGAGCCGTGCAAGTGGTGTGGCTACAAGAAGAAGTGCAAGGAGGACGTGAAGGCTGGTGTCGACAAGATCTCGATGTCAGCACTTGTGGAAGTGACCAAGGCTATCGATTCGGGATGGGACCTGGACAAGGTACGTAACCGCGTCGCTTCGAGGTGGGAGAAGGCAGAGTGAGCGAGAAAACTCCGTGCGCGTTATGCGGTCAGTATCCGTTGACGGCTTTTGGACGCCGTGGCAGGCAACAGGACGACACTACCGTTCAGGATCTCCGCGACGCGTTGGCGCTGGTCACGGAACGGAACATGGCGTTGATGCATGAGTTGTACGAGGCGCGTCAGGCGCTGCGAGCTATGGAGCGCAAGGATAAGGCGCAGCTTGACGCGGCAGTGGATGCGGTAGCTGACGCGCAACGCGAGGCGATGGTCAAGCGCACTTGGCTTGCGAGGAAAGTCGAACGGCAACGCAAGGCGTTGACAGGTCTCGAAGCACGTAACGCTGAGTTGAAACAGAAGCTGCAAAAGATCCACATCGATGGGTTGAAGCGTGGGCGGGTGGAGGACTGATGAACAGCGAACTCGCACAGGCGATCGTCAACGAGTTCAAGGCCGGTGGTTACGACGTCCCAGACGGGATGGACTTGCCCGGCCAGGCAGAGTGGATCGTAGACGCTGCGCAGTCTGCCATGGCTGATGGCGTGAGGAACGACACGGTCAAGAGGATCGTGGCCATGGCAGAGAACGGTGTGGATGAAACCCCAACTGAGGAACCTGCGCGTCAGCCTGCGCAGTCTCAGGAGCCGGTCCAGGCGCCCAAACGCCGATTTCCGTACCCGGGCTTCCCTGCCCCGACGCCTGTCGAGGATAACGACGTTCCAGAGATGCCCCGGGACTTGACTGCGCTCGGTGACACTCAACTGAGGAAGCTCCACTCGGAACTCAACGCGGTGCTCGTGTACGCGCTCTACGAAGTGGGCTTGAAGACGGCAGACGTCGTAGCCGCGAAGCACGCCTACGACCTGTATCACCGACGTGCCGTGAACTCGGTCGCCAAGGCAGATCCGGTCACAGGCAAGGCGAAGTTCGCCGGCCAGATCGACGCCGAGGCACACGAGAACGAAGACGTCATCCGCTGGAAGACGAAGTACGACGAGGGTTCGCGTGACCTCGAGGTCATGAAGGCCCTCCGCGATGGCTACCAGGCGAACTTGGAACGCGTCTCCCGCGAGTGGACGATGCGCCAGGGCCAGTGGGAGAAGGAGAACAGGCGATGAACGAACAGCTCGAGCTCTTCGACCCGAATCAGTACGGCGGCAGTGATGATGGTGAATGAATGAGCGTCGCGACCGATCACGGTGAACCGCTCGCCGTAAGCATGTGTGGGCGGACGACGTGGTGGCGGCGCAGCGAGTACCCAACCGCTGACGATGCGATCGAGGCACAGTGCGACTTGGAGTGTTGCTCCGATTCAGACTTGGAGTGGGGCGACTCTGGCGAGTGGCGTGTGCGCCTGGCGTGGATGCGCATCGCTGACGCGTGCGACTACGATCCCGAGTGGATGTGGGAGACGACCACACGGCGCGACCCACGAGGCGTTGAATGTTGGGAGATTTCGTGAGTCCGGCATTCATTGGTGTCGACCCTTCGTCAACCAAGACAGGACTCGTCGCCGTGCAAGAGGACGGCTTCGCCATGAGGGCTGCGACGTTTGTCGCCGTGTACGGGAAGAGCAAGAAACCAGAAGACGTCACCAAGGACATCTCTGAGAACCTCATCAGGTTCGAGTCGTTTTTCTTGTCCTTCATGGAGGGCCTGAACATCAAAGCTGCCGTGGTCGAGCGCCTATCAGTGGCTCACAACATGAACACGGTCAGGCGAATCGCGTACTTCGAAGGAGCAGCGTTGGCGGCACTCGCGGCAACCATGGTTCCCACCATCGCGCAGACGAATGTGTCGACGGCTCGGGCTCACGTCTTCGGTAAGGGAGTGGCGACGGCGAAGACCGATGTCGTGAGAATCGTCCGCAGTTGGGGCGGCGTTTACGAACAGCTCACCGAAGATGAGTGTGATGCCCTCGTGATGGCACGGTACGCTGCAATCAGGTACGGTGCAAGTACGACGTAGTCAGTTTAGAATGACACCAGGTGTTCAGCCGATCCTGGTGTCAGTTTGGGTGAAGGACGTAAACTCAACCTGAGTCCCGAAGAAAGGGAGCGCAGGAGGCAGCGCGCTCTCGAGCTTCATCAACAGGTCGACCCGGACACCGGCCGTCGTAGGTTCGGAGGACCCCAGCCAGGCTCTGGCCGTCCCCGGACCAAGAGAGCTGCAGAGCTCGTAGCTGAAGCTGCACAGCAGAACGCCAACCTCATCATCAGGGCGTTCCGCGACGCGTTGCAGCAGGAGTCTCCCATCGCGGTAAGAGTCCAGGCAGCACGCCAGTGGCTCGATGTGGAGAACCGAGAGGCAGAGTTGCAGCTCAAGGAGGAGCATGAGCTCGCCAAACTCGAAGAGTCAGAGCTCAGAGACCGGGTCGCAGCAGCACTCCAACGCCTCGCAGAGTCCGGTGCCCTCGCCGGAAGCGCTCCTGCAGGCGTTGAGCTCGTTGTCGAAGGACGAGCTACTGAACTTGAGCCTCGAAGTGGACGCCCTGGAGCGCTCACTCGCAGCTCAAGGCCCGAAGACTGACGAAGAGCTCTACAACTGGATCAAGCGGGAGATGGGGATCGATATCCCTCGCACTTCCGTGTGTGACGGTCACTGTGCTCCGTTCGACTTCTTCGCAGACGCCTACTTCGAGAGGTCTCAGTCCTTCCTTGTGATGGCCAACCGAGGTGGGTCGAAGACCTTCCTCGTGGCACTGCTTCACTTCATGAACTCCAAGTTCAAGCCGAACTGCGAGTCGGCGTCGGTCGGCGCCATCGAGGCTCAGGCACGTAGAGCGTACGCCCACCTCCAGAAACTCATCGCGTTGCGGAAGGAGTTCGAGGAGGAGATCGCGTCTTCGATCATGTCCGAGACGCGCTGGAAGAACAACTCACGTGTGGAGGTTCTCGGTGGCACCATCGCCGCTGTGAACGGACCGCACCCTCAGAAGGTCCATTTCGACGAGGTCGAACTCGCTGATCCGGACGTCTTCTACGAGTCTCGGAACATGGCGCAGTCGGCCGGCGGCATCAAGGCCCAGGACATCATCACGTCGACGCGAAAGCGTGGACACGGCATGATGCAGAGGCTCATCGACGAGTGCGACGAAGCCGTCGCCGACGGACACCGTCCCCCGTACGATCGCTACACGTGGTGCATCTTCGAGACCGCGGCGAACGTGCCGCAGTGCAGGATGGCTCCCGAGAATGCCGGCAAGCCGGAAGAGGAGCTCTGCCAGTGTCACAAGATCGTGAAGGGTCGTTGGGACAACGGCCAACCGCGCCTGTTCTCTGACGTCTGTCGCGGTAAGCTCTACAACTCGTCGGGATGGATCATTCTCGACGACGCGCACAAACTCTTTCAGGCAGACTCGCAGGAAGTCTGGGAAGCGCAGCTCGAGTGTACGAAGCCGTCAACTCAGGGGCTCGTGCTCCCGCGTTGGATTCCCGATCGTTATGCGCTCCGTTCGTGGCCCCTGGACATGGAGAATGGGCCCGTCTACTGCGGGATCGACTTCGGCGGCACCAATCCCCACGCCGTAGTGTGGGCGCAGTACACGCGTTACGAGATCACGGCGAGGCTCACCAACGGGCTCGAGGTTCGAGTGCCGGAAGGATCGTTCGTGATCTTCGACGAGTTCTACCGCGCCGAGATCGGCAACGGTGCTCTGGCTCACGAGATCGTCGCGAAGGAGTCTCACTACGCTGGACGCGTCGAGAATTTCCGCGTCACGTACCGTTTTCCAGACCCTCAGGGCAAGGCTGCGCGGCTCGACCTGAACAGCCACAAGCCGAGGATCAGCACTTCGTACTTCACGACTCGCGACGTGAAGGAGCACGTCAAGCTTGTCACGGAGTTCGCGGACAACGACAGGCTCTGGATCGTCGGTCCGAAGTGCAAGATGTGGGCCGCCGAGGTGGCTGCGTGGCATTTTCCTAAGAAGCGCGCAGCACTCACCGACGACCCAGAGGTGCCGGTCAGCGACTTCGACCACGCCATGTCTGCTACGCGATACATGATCGCGAACGCAGTGTGGCTGGAGAAGAGGCAGGGCAAGCGAGGTGCGTCACCAGGATACGCAGCAGAAAGAGGCTACGGGCGGCCGCCCGCCATGGCGACAGCGGCTCGCTACGTCGGGACTCAGGGTCCCAGGCCGTGGCGTGAGGCGATCAGACCCTAGGAGAGTCCATGGCTGAGTCAGTCAACGGAAACATGCTCACTGATGTTGAGCGGCAGCGAATCAGGCAACGTCTCACACGAGACCAGAAGCCCTCCACACAGCTCAGTTCGAGCTACGCCATCCAGTGGGGTGACGTCTTCGAGAAGCTCGGGCAGCCGTTCGATACGACGAGTATTCCGCTGTCGAAGCTCCACCAGATGCGCCGCGACCCGATGATTGCGTTCGGGCTCCTCTTCGTGAAGGTGCCGCTCATCCGCGCGCCGTGGTACATCAAGGCCGGTGACAAGAACGGTCCGCGACCCGATGTCGCCTGTGTCATCGACAACGCGCTTCGCGACATCTACGCCAGGTTCGTCTTTCAGTACTGCAACTCGCTCGACTACGGCTACTCGGCCATCGTGAAGCGGTTCAAGCTGATGAAGCCGCCGTGGACGTATCTTGACGTCGAGGCGAAGGACGGTCAATACGACAAGCTCGCCTGGGACGAGGGTGGCATCAACGCGCTCGTCTGGGACACGTTTCACGCTCTTCCACCCGACGATGCTCAGCCGCACTGGACGCGTAGGGGCGAGTTCAACGGGATCATCTACCGCAGGGCCGAGCAGCCGGCGTGGATGCAGAAGGAAGAGGGCCCGAACCGTGCTGATGTCCCGGCTGACTGGGCGCTGTGGGTGACCAACGAAAAGGACTCCGTCTTCGGTTCGCTGTGGGGTTACCCGCGTACCGGCTACGCGTACCCGTACTGGTGGAGCTACTGGTTCCGCTGGGCTCTGGCCGATCGGCACTTCGAGAAGGACGCCGATCCCGCCATGGTCATCTACTACCCGCCGACTGAGGAGGGCTACGACGTCGACGGTAACGTCATCGATTACCGCGCGCTGGCGCTTCAGATCGGCGAGGCAGCTCGTTCGGGTTCCACAATCGCGCTTCCCGCGACGCTCGTCGAAGGACTCGACGGCAAGCAGACGAACTCGCGCGAGTGGGAGATCACCACACTCCAGAACGTGAACAACTTCGCAGCCTTCAACGAGTCGTTCACGTACCTTGACGTCGCCAAGCTCCGTTCGATCATGGTGCCCGAGCAGGCATTCCTCGAGGGGCGTGGTGGCACGTCGAGCCGCAACGTCGCAGAGACGCTCGGTGACGTCTTCTTCTCCAGCCAGGCTGTGCTCATGGAAGAGATCGACAGCCACATCAACCGGTTCATGATCCCGCAGCTCATCGAGGCGAACTACCCGCCCGACGAGGAGATCACCGCAGTGAAGGTGACGCGCGGCTTTCAGCAGACTGACGTCGAGCTCGGCAGGCAGGTGATCCAGCTCATCGGCCAGACCGACCCGTCGAGTCTCGACGTCGACCTTCGCGAACTGTTGTCACAGTACGGTCTCCCTCTGAAGTCGCCGAAGCAGATGGCGAAGGAAGAGTCCGACCTGGACGCTGAGGCCGGCAAGTTCTTGAAGCAGCAGGGTGACGCAAACGCGAAGCCTCCCGCCGACGAGAAGGCTGGTGTCACTCTTTCGGGTCAGTACTACAAGCCCCGTGAGGTCATCTACCTGTCGCAGGAGCTCCCGCCTTCTGTGCACTACGAGGACCCCGCCATCGTCAGGCTCATCGCGGAGCTCAGGGACGAGTGGGTCGACGAGTACGGCAAGCAGTACGACTACGCCGCCAACACGATCCTGGCGGAAGGGAACAACATCGAGCTCGGCGTCTCTGACGCGGTCACGAGGCTCCTCGGCAAGATGGTCCAGACGCCAGCCGCTGCGGCAGCTGCGACAAACAGGGTCGCCGGCTGGCTCATGTCCGTGATGGACATCGCTGGTCGTCGTGAACTCGCGAGGCTCAACGTCAAGGACGCCGTCTTCGACATGGAGAATCCCGAGATCGTCCAGTGGTCACAGCAGCGAGCTGCACAACTCGTCCGTAACGTGAACGAGACGACTCGAGAGGAACTCCGCAAGTTCCTCACGGAGCAGCTCGACAAGACGCAGTCGCCACACGACATCGCCGACGCCATCAGGACGAAGTTCGGCAAGAGGTGGCACTCGTGGAAGGCTGAGCGGATCGCTCGCACTGAGGCTCAGATGGCGTACAACTGGGCTACGCTCCAGGCGTACAAGCAGGAGGGCATTACTCAGGTGATCGCACACGACGCGGCCATTCCGTCACGGTCCGATCCAGACTGCATCGCGCGAGACGGTCAGGTGTTCGACATCGACGACGCCTGGGTCGAGCAGCTGAAGGAGCACCCCAACGGCACACTCGGTTGGTCGCCTGTCGTCAACGTTCCTCAGCTCGAAGTGGCGCTCGTCGACGAGATTCCGACCGGTGAGTTGGCGACGTTTGATCAGGACTCTGGGCAGATCACGTTCAGGCGTGACATCGATCCGATGCAGAGGCGTGACTTCATTCAGGCCGTGAGGGAAGTGGTCGGACCGAAGTGAACGATCGGTTCACATGGATTGAGGGTGATCTCTTGCCGCTGCCCGGCAGGCTTGAGTTGGGAGTGTGGGGGCGGACGCAGGAGCTCTTGCACCCGAGGTGGCCGAAGGGCACACCGCTAGGCGGGCAGTGGAAGTCCAGAGGAGACTTGGGACTTCCTCACGTCGAGAACAAGACGTGGGACGTCGGCACCCCGGACGGCGCCGGTCGTGGAAGGGCGAAGAGGGCGTCGCTCATTCAGGAGCGAGCGACTCATTCCATCTCGTCTCGCCCCGACGAGGCGCTCAAGAACATCGCCGAGTACAAGAAGAAGAAGGCTGAAATTCAGGCCAAGGTGGACTCGGGTGATCTCGAGGCTTCGATGGGCGCGCTCGGAATGGATCTCTTCGACGACCTGATCAAGGAGGCGGAAGCCAAGGCGGGTTCTGTCTCGGTCAGGTTCAAGAAGCGCGAAGATCTGAAGCCCGGTGAGATCGTCTGGCAGTCTGAGGACCGTGTCCCCGTGCGGTGGACGTACAAGGGTGACGGAGTCCTCGGCAAGGTCGACGATCCTAGCTACGAGACAAACGCTCACGAGATCGTTCAGCCCGAGCTCCCGCTCGGACGAGAGAAGTTGTGGAACTACGACGGCGCAGTCGTAGAGGGTTATCCCCTCGTGTTCATGCACGAAGGCAAGATGTGGTCTGCTGAGCGGGTCACGAACGAAGGCGACGGCGAGTGGTTCTGGGCGCGCGAGGTCGGCTCTTCGAAGAAGACGCTGAAGAGGTTCACGCCGGAGACCGAAGTCGAACTCATGTCAGCGCCGGTCATGGGGGTCTCTTCGTCGATCGACTTCTTCAAGAAGGTCGCACAGAATCAGGACGCACATCTGAAGTTGGACGCCGCTCGCTCCGAGGCAGCGCACGCGTGGTCCAAGCACATCGACGCGAGGCTCTCTGAGATCGTCGGTGTCAAGTCCAACTGGAACGGACACACCAAGATCACGCAGACCACCATCCCAGCGCTGGGCAGGAAGTTGTGGGACTGCAGCGTGATGCTCGACGGCGGCCCGAACTCGCCGAACTGGACTTGGCCCGACACGAAGAACATGACCACTGTCGGCTACACTTCGTTGATCCACGAGCACATCCACGCTATCTCCATGGGTTCTGGTTGGGGCGACTACGATCCCTTCATGTACCGCGACTACATGCGCTATGAAGAGGCGGTTGTCGAGGGGCTTACGAGGCAGATCAGGAGCCAGATGCTTCCCGAAGATCCGCCCGAGTTCCTGAAGTGGATGAATCAACGCGACCACGTCACAGGTATCCGCCGGTTCGACCAGTTGTACTGGACGAGAGTCGATCGCGAGAACGGCTATCACCAGTGGGTCCAAGCGACTGACACCATCGCAGACATGGTCGGTAAGTCGAGGCTCCAGTTCTACATCGAGCTCATCAAGGAACCGCCCGTGAGAAGGCGCGCTCTGATTGAGAAGATGGCTAAGGACACGAAGGATCCGCGCGTCGAGAAGACCGTGAAAGCGATTCTCGACAAGGTGCTCGACACCAAGAAGGACGACAAGCCGCTGAACAACGCTGCGTCGTCGGTCTTGAAGAAGGTCGATGTCGAGTTCAGGCCGGCCACTGAGGATGAGCGCAAGGCGCTCAAGATTCCGCCTGCGTGGACCGATGTCTACGTCACCGACCACCCGACGAATCCACTCCGCGCGTTCGGGCGCGACTCGAAGGGGCGCACACAGAGGCGTTACTCGGCGGAATTCATCGAGGCGAACAAGGCGAACAAGTTCGCTCGGCTCGCAGAGTTCGACAAGGCTCGGGACGGTATTCTCGCGGCCACAGAGAGGGACACTTCAGATTCGGCGATGGTCGTTCGGCTCATCGCTCTCACCGGTATCCGTCCGGGTTCCACCAAGGACACGGGCGGCGACGTCAAGGCGTACGGCGCCACGACTCTCCTGAAGCAGCACGTCACCCTGAACGGCGACAAGGTGGAGCTCGACTTCATCGGGAAGGAGGGTGTCCAGAACCACTTCGAGGTCGAAGACACCGTCCTCGCAACGTGGCTTCGGGACAAGATGGCGCTGATCAAGGACGGCGACGAGGTGTTCAACGCCTCTGACCAATCGGCGCGCAAGTGGATGGCCGCACACGGAGGTGCCGGCTTCTTGCTCAAGGACTTCAGGACGTGGCTCGCAACTGCTGTGGCCCTGGACCTGGTTCAGAAGACGCCGCCGCCCCCGCCGAGTACGAAGCGCGAGTATGAGAAGTGGCGCAAGGCCATCGCGACTCAGGTCTCAAAGCTCCTGAACAACACGCCTGCGATGGCGTTGTCCTCGTACATCAACCCTGCAGTGTGGGATCAGCTTCCTCCCAGGAGCGCCTGATGCGTGACCTCTCAGACCTGATGCACGACTTCTTCGAGACCAACACACTCGACGAGACGCCAGCACGGATCGTGTTCATGGCGCCGGAAGTCGAGGACGACCACGACGACGAAGAGGTCGACGATGAATCCTGACGTCCAGAAGGGCCTGCTCAAGTTCATGCAGGACGCAGATTCCTACGAGGAGTGTGTCATCGCCCTGGAAGCTGCCATGGCGTACCTGGACATGTACCTGAGGGACGTCACGATCAGGTCGGCGTGTGAAGGTCTCATGATGAAGTGCGACCTGTACCAGCAGCAGGTGCAGGCGTGAGTACGCCGAAGCTCCACAAGACAGCCTCTGGACTAGCCTTGGTATCAGGCCAGGCACCGGTCACGGCGTCAGCAGGCTTCAACCTGGAGTACACAGAGCGCGGTATTTCGCTGTCTTGGGACGAGGCCGAACACCCGAGGTGGCCGGCGGGCGATGAACGTGGCGGTGAGTTCCGCGGGGCATTCGCTGGTCTCGTCGAGAAGATGGTCAAGGAGCACGGCGTCGATCCCTTCGTCGAGACCGAGTTCTTCGGAGGTTCCGATTCGTTCGTCATCAACGACTACTTCCGCAAGCGCGCTTACGGCGGTGTGGAAGATATCGATCCCGAGACGAAGCGCCACGCAGATGCCATCGAGCGGTACCTCGAGGAGTTCAAGCTGGAACGCGACGTCGTCGCGTACCGGGGAGTGAACGGCAACGCTCTGGACGCCATCAACTTCCCGAGGTTTTCTGATGCGACTGGTTGGGATCCCAGTGCGCCGATGCCCGACAACTGGATGGAGCTCTACAACGAGCAAATTCGGGGCATCAGGTTCGTCGATGCCGGTGTGCCGTTCGTTTCCACGGACATCAGGCAAGCGTCGGTCCATGGATACCCTGAGCGTTCGGGAGCACTGGCTCAGAGCAGCGCTTCAGATCGTGGTGGTGCCATCTTCAGGATGCACTTGAAGAAGGGCGATCCCGGGCTCGATGAGGAGCGCGTCTACGACTTCAACGGCGAGCGTGAGATCGCGCTGCCGACGAATCGCATGTTCACCATCATGGGCATCGCTGTCGAGGACGGCAGGCAGGTCATCGACGTCGAGGTCAGCGACGGCAAGAACGACCCAGAGTTCCGTGCGTATCTCAAGATCCTCGCAGTCAAGAAGATCCTCCACGATCTCGAGCTCAGGCACAAGCGCTTGGAAGCCATCGTCTACGGGCCGAGCTACGACGAAGATCGCTACGACGCGCTCGACGCGTACGACCAGGTCAGGTCTGCTATCAGGCGGTACGAGGACGAGCTCGAGATCCTGCGCGCCTCTACAGACCTGAACCTGGCCGACGTCCGCACTGACATGGCACCCGGAGGCAACCCGTACCACGACAAGGGCGGGAAGTTCACCACCAAGATCAAGGCCGTCCCGAAGAAGATCCCAGTCGACTGGCTCGTCGAGCGGCTTCCCGGTGCCACCGACGCACAGCTCGACGAGATCTGGCGCGCACTGCCCAACGACTCCGTGAACCGTCGTTCGCTTGTGCGCGACGAGAAGGTCCGCAGAATGAGGGCTCAGGGCGCTGACGCCAAACTCGAGTCGTTCCGCGAGAAGGCACCGCAGGACGGCGCGCTCGTGAAGGATCGCCTCGACTTCATGCTCGGCATCAAGTCAGCGCAGAGCGGTGGTGTGATCGTCGACGACGGCCAGTACTCACACTACGCCGGTAAATACGACTACGCCACCAACACTGCTCACGTCTCCACGGTGACCATGAACAGTCCCGAGGAGTACTGGAACGCGCAGATCCACGAACAGCTGCACGGACACTCGGCTGGTTCGCACTCGAAGATCAACCTCTACAAGATTCTGGACAACCCGGAACTCGAGGAAGGTGTCGTCGAGGGTGCCACGCGGGCGTTCCGCCCGAGGATCCTTGAGCACGCACGGACCATGGATCCGTCGACGTTCGCCATGGAAATTCCGAACGACAGCGACTTCGAGAATCTGGACCGTTCGCACCCGTACAACTCTTACGTGGAGCCGCTCGACGCCAAGGCAGACGAGATGGGTATTCCGCGCGACGAGTTCTACCGTAAGCTCCTCGGCATGCCCGTCGACAAGAGGGCTGAGTTCCTGAAGGTGCCGTTGAGGGGCGAGAGCGGAGGGGTCAAGAACGATTCTAAGCGCGTCGTTCAGAAGGACTCGCCCAAGGGCCACAAGATGGGCGACACCGTGAACATCGACGGTGTCGACTACGTGTACGACGGCATGGAGCACACTGGCACAGACGCGTGGGTCCGTCCCAAGGATGGTGGCAAGCGCAAGAGAGTCCCAGTCGATGCACTGCCCGATGCCTCTGGAGCGCAGCAGGAGGCACCAAAACAAGAGCCGAATGTGGATACGCCTTCAAAGCCGAGCGAAGACAAGACGCGGCATGTGGCACAGAGAGCCATCGAAGAGGCGTTCGTGTGGGACGGCGGTGGTACGCCGCACGTCGTGTTCACTGAGGCGATGAAGAATGTCGACAGCGTCCACGCGTATCCGTCACATTCGAACTACGCATACGTCAAGCGTGGCGGCGTGCAAGGTGGCGACAAGGGCCACTACAAGAAGATCAAGGGTTCGAACTACGCACCCGAAATCGCGTACTCCGAGAAGCTCAAGGGCCCAGCGGCGAGAGCGACGCTCTATCACGAGATGGGTCACTTCATGGACGACGCGTTGTGGAGAGGATCGTCAACTCGCGATCACGCGTTCACTCTCGCCAAAGCGTTTCGTGAGAGTCCGGCCATGAAGCGTTGGAAGTCGTCGCCGATGATGACGCTGCGCAAGGACGATCAGGACTACTACTTCTCAGGCACCGAGATCTTCGCACGTGCCTACTCGCAGTACATCGCAGAGAAAAGCGGCGACACAGAGGCTCTTGACCATCTCGAGAAGGGGCGTGCGCAGTGGCGGAAGGACGAGTTCAGACCGGTCGCGGAAGCGTTCGACGCAGTGCTGAAGGACCTCGGGCTTCTGAAGGAGAAGCCGGAGAAGCCGGAGACTACAACACCGATCCAGACGCCTTCCGAGACACCGTCGAAGGACTCGAGTCCGAGTGGCCGGACTTCTACAAGGGCTCCGAAGGCTGAAGTTCCCGTCGACGGGAAGCCGGATGCCGGGACTGGGAAGGTCGACGCGCCGAGTGCCCCGGCGGTCACCGATCCCGGCCCCGGCACCGGTACGAAGAAGTTCGTCTTCTCAGAGACGTTTGACGCTTCACCGCCAAGCTCGTACTGGAAGGGTAAGTACGACACTCCCGTCAATTCCAACTGGCGTGGCGACGGAGAGGACCGGCCGGCAGGTGAAATCCTGAAGGACGCCGGTCTCGACATCAGCACGGCTCCTTCCAGGGCTCCGTGGCAGATGCGCATGGACATGCCAAAGATGCCGAGCGACTTCAGGCCTTCGCCGTACGACAAGAAGCAGGATCCCTCGCTCGTCCAGGCGTGGGCCGACTACGACGAACAGTACAAGAAGTGGCTCGGTTCTCTCAACGACGCAGAGTTCGTCTCGTACGTCGGCACGTACGTCGAGCTCGATCGATACAGCCAGGATCAGGCATCAGCTGTCGAACTCCGCAAGCGCCTGAAGGGTGAGGACGGCTACGCCATCGACGAGATGGTCGGTAAGGCGATTGTCGCCTTTGGTTCGAATCCCATCGCCAACGGTGGACGCGAGAGGACGAAGGCTGCCGGTCAGAAGCCGGGTACTCGAGTCAACGAGAACTGGTACGACTCGGCTATGAATCCAAACTCGGAACACACTGCCGCTGGTTACCTCGTCAAGTGGGCCGGCGACAAGGGCATGACACCTGAAGAGGCTGCCGCAAAGCTCACTCAGGACGTGCGAGACGCGCTCAAGACAGCGAAGATCGCGTCGCGTGTCAGTCCGGGTACGCTCGACAAGATTCTCAGGAGTGGGCGTTTCAAGACGCAGTTCGAGACGACCAAATCTGGTGGTCGATTCGATCGTGAGATGCGGGCCAACCACGAGCAGATGCTCTTCGGCTATCCGACTAACCTTCCGCCCGAGCAGAGGCCGTTCTACGGCTATCTCACCGGTGACGACGAGGTGCCCTACGACCCTGAGTCGGATCTCACTCAGTACGGCGACGTGATCGTCTACTTCAACGAAGACACGAAGAAGCGCACCACTGTCATGGGCGACGATTCGCTCCCGTACAACAGCGCAGAGGCAGTACCGCTCAAGTGGGACGAGGCAGACTGGAGAGTGGCGTTCGGCCCTGGCAGGAAGCCATCCCCGTTCACTGAGAAACTCGAGAACAACGCGTCTGGCAACAAGTCATTCAACCGTCGCGACGGGGGCGGTATGAAGGGATGGATGTCTTACGCAGAGGCTCAGATTCACGAAGGCACCACCACTGACGACATCGAGAAGGTTGTGCTCCCGTACAGCCAGCCGAAGCTCGAGGCGCTCCTTCGCAAGAAGGGAATCCAGTACGAGATTCGCGGTGAGCCCGCAGACGCGTTCATTCACGACGCCATCAGGACCATCGCAACGAACCAGGGCGACGATCCGCACGGCACCAAGGCGAAGAACATCGAACGCGCGCAGGCGAAGATCGACGCCGTGAAGGAGCTCGAGAAGAAGGGTGAGCTCCCGGAAGTCCCCGACGTCTGGTCTGCCAGTGGTGACGAGCTTCGCCAGTACTACATTCAGGCACGCCTCGCCAGCGTCTACTCAGACAACGTGGCTCTGGGGATGGTCTGGAGCATCATCGAGGAGAACGCGCACGGAGTGGCGTGTTCGAGGTGGCGCGAGTCAGAGGGTGAAGGCTACACCTGGATTTCGCCCGAGAACGTGCGCAAGAAGAAGGGCGACAACATGATTGCAACGCTGCGCAAGATGTACCCCGAGTTGAAGCAACAGTGGCCCTGGCTTCCCACACTCGAGACCATCATCAGCGACTTCTACACGAAGAAGGGATTCAAGAAGTCATGAGTCGATTCGACGACTGGTCAGTGTACGCAGTCGGCGCTGACGACGGTGGGCGCGTCCTGATCGTTCCGCCAAGCAAGGGCGAACCGATCATCGCCAGGCTCTTGTGGAAGAAGGAGTTGTACCCGGCGCGTCGCATCGAGTTGCAACTCAAGCAAGGTGACTGGGTTCAGCCCGGCGCCAACATCATGCCCATGTCCATGCGTCTTGAAGGTGTCACGATCCACGAGGGGAGCTATGGAACCGACGACGCTGCTTGAAGCTCGTGGTGACGATCTCGACGACGCAGTCGCCGAAGGTGAGTCGTGGCTTCGCGACCATCCGGACGACGTGGACGTCAGGCGTGCGTTGGAGCAGGCGGTCACTCTGGCGTCGCTACGTCGTGTGCAGCGCGAAGAGGAAGAGGTCCAGGCAGAGTTCGAACGGCGGAAGCAGGAGCAACAGGCCAAGAGGGATTCGCAGAAGGCGAAGCAGGCCAAGAAGGCCGAGAAGCTCAAGCTCTCAGAGGACCAACAGTCGAAGAAGATCCTGCGCGTCGAACGTGGCACTGACGGGCGCATCTCTCGAGTCTTCCGCGAGGACGGCGCATTCAACATCGAACGCGACGAGAGTGGCCGCGTGACTCGTCTCGTCTCGGGAGGAGACTGAGTGTCATCGCTCTTCAACGCCGGCAGGCAAGGGTTCCTGGACGGCTCCATCGACTGGGACAACGACGACGTCAAGGCGATGCTCGTCAAATCGTCCTGGGTAGTGGATGCCACACTGATCCACGTCTCCGAGCTCTCTTCACACGACAACGGCAGATCTGGTTCGCTCACGGGCAAGACGACCACGGGAGGCGTCGCTGACGCCGACAACGTGACGATCACAGCCGTGGACGGCGAAGAGGTGGGTTTCCTCGTCCTCTTCCAAGACACCGGCGTCGACAACACTTCACGCCTGATCGGATACATCGACACGGCGCCCGAGTTCCCGTTCACGCCAGCTCCGGGGCAGAACGTGGCAGTGACATGGCAAGACGGAGCGGACAAGATCTTCAAGCTCTAGGAGGAGCGAACAGTGGCTGATTTCGTCTTCAACATCGCCAAGGGGCGAGTTGTGGAGCTCTTCAACCGTGTCGACACGAACGACCCGACGAACTCTGCTCTCATCATCGTCCCGGTTGACGTCGGTGCGACTTCCGACGCGACCATCATGGACTTCGACACCCTGGCAGCTGTCACAGGTGGCGGTGTGACTGAGCGCACCACGGGTGGCTGGAACAGGAAGACTCTCACCGACGTCGACATCACGATGCCGGCTCCGGACGATACCAACAACCGGTACGACATCGACATCGCGGACCAGACTTGGACTGCTGTCTCGGCTGGCACCGTGACTGACCTGCTCATCTGCTACGACTCGGACACGACGTCCGGTACGGACGCGAACATCATCCCGCTGTGCCAGTACGACTTCGCCATCGCCCCGGACGGTTCGGACGTGACGGTGCAGATCAACGCGGCTGGCTTCTTCCGCGCTTCGTGAGGTAAGACGTGGCTGTCACAGCACACGCTACCGGTACTCAGACGGCGACCATCAACACCGAGCACTCGCTCACGACGGTCGCCGTCGCCGGTACGTTCATCCTCGAAGTCGATCTCAACGCCATGGCGGTCGGCGACTCTCTCGAGCTGCGCGTCAAGAAGAAGATCCTCACGGGCGGTACGGCGAGGGTGTACATCTATGCGAGATTCGACAGTATGCCGACGACTGACGACGTGATCAAGTCGAGCATCCCAATCAGCAACGACCTCGTCGAGGCGGGTGCACTCGATTTCACGTTGAAGCAGATCGCCGGTACTGGTCGCGCATACCCGTGGAAAGTGTTGAAGTTCGCATGAGTGTCTGGCCCGAGGTCAATCACACGGCATTTGTGAAGAGCACTGTGCTCAATGTGAGTCCGGGATGCTCAGAGTTTGGGCGCATGTGCCTGGCTGGGAATATCACAAGCGCGACAGGTGCAGTTGCTGCGGCAAACACCGCCGTCTACGTGCCGTTTCAGATCAACGTGCCGATCATCGTCGCGCAGGGGATCGTGCTCAACGGCGCAGTCGCCGGTAACGTGGACTGGGGTATCTACGACCGTTTCGGTACCAGGATCGTATCGATCGGTACGACTGCCATGGCCGGTGCAACTCAGCCGCAGTTGTTCAACGTCACTGACACGCTTCTCAACCCAGGTACGTACTTCATGGCGTTCGTGTGTTCGACGACTACGACTGCGACGTTCACTCGCGTCACGCCAGCGTCTGTCTCTGCGCGTGCGTGTGGTGTACTCCAACAGGCGTCTGCGTTGCCGCTCCCGGCGACAGCGACGTTTGCTGCACCGACTTCGGGAACCATGCCGATCTTCGGTTTTACGACATTGAGTGTGGCGTAGATGACTGACTGGCCTGTCTTCATTCGTGACGAGCTCACGCCCACTCATCTCAGCACGTATGGCGGCAACTTCGCTGGGGGTGAGTTCCGTACGACCATGACGGCGAACCTCGCCGCCACTTCTGGCGCCTGGCCCGTCGCCGATACCGCGTTCTTCATCCCGTTTGCGATCCCGTACCACTACGTGATCGAGCGTTTCTTCTGGGCGAACGGCGCCACTGTTGGGCACAACGTCGATGTCGGCGTGTACAACTTGGAGGGCACAAAGCTCTGCAGCACTGGTTCGACAGTGTCGTCTGGTGCTAGTGCGATCCAGTACGCAGCTATCTCTGGGTTCTCGTCGTGGATTCTACCGCCGGGCAGGTACTACTTCGGTCACGCCTGTGGTGGTACGACTACTGCCGTCATGACGACTACGACGATCACTGCTAACGCGATGCGTCTTGGTGGTGTGCTCCAACAAGCCACTGCGCTGCCCTTGCCGGCCACCATGGCTTCGGCTGTCGCGGTCACGAGTGCCGGTTATGCTCTCGCGGGTTTCACGAGGACTGACTCAGGCTTCTAAGTGTCTTCGATCAGACATATCGAACCCCTCCTCCCCGGAGGGGCTGGAACGACGACAGTTGCAATCGGTCTCGCGTCTGAGACCGATTCGCTGTTTGCCGTACAGGAGTTGAAGACAAAGACGGTCGGTCTCAACACGGAGACTGACGCTCCTCTCGCAGCGACTAGGGTCAAGCGCAAGACCGTCGGGCTCACGACAGAGACCGACACTGCGCAGACCGTCGCGCTTCGCATCAAGACGAGAGCAGCCGGTCTCAACACTGAGACAGATACCGCGCAGACGAGCACTCGCCGTAAGACGAAGACGATTGGGATCGTCTCAGAGACGGACGCGGCACTCAGCGTCTCTCGCAAGACAGCGACGACAGTCGCGATCGGTATCGCCAGCGAAGTTGACACCGCTCAGGCGTCGACGAAGCGCAAGGTCAAGGCAGTCAACCAGGCGACTGAGACCGACACCGCACAGGCGAGCACGAAGAAGAAGGCGAAAGCCACCGGTCTCACGTCAGAGACTGACGCAGCGCAGGCGGCCGCGCGCACCAAGACGAGGACGTCCGGACTCGTTTCAGAGACCGACACTGCACAAGCAGCGACGAAGCGCGAACAGAAGACGACAGGGCTGGCTTCGGAAGTCGACACGGCTCAGGCGTCGACTCGTGCGAAGGCGAAGGCTACTGGACTCACGACTGAGTCGGACACTGCGCAAGCGGCTTCGCGTTCCAAGTCCAAGACGACTGGTCTGAACACAGAGACTGACGTCGCACAGGCGTCGACGAAGCGGAAGACCAAGACTTCAGGGCTCGGTTCAGAGACAGATGCTGCGCAACCGGTATCGCGTACTAGGAGTAGGACGACTGGCCTGACGTCCGAGACTGATACGTCTCAGGCGGTGTCGAAGAGCAAGGTCAAGTCCACTGGCCAGGCTTCAGAGACGGATACTTCGCAGGCTTCTGTTCGCCGCAAGACGAAGACGATCGGTATCGTCTCCGAGACAGATCTCGCACAGCACGTCACCCGGAAGCTCGCCAACATCTTCCCAGTCGGTCAGGCCACTGAGACCGACACAGCTCAATCAGCGACAAGGCGCAAGGTCAAGACCACAGGGCTCGCGTCTGAGATTGACCTCGCGCAAGCCGCGACTCGCACCAAGACCCGCGCCATCGGAATCGCGTCTGAGACTGACACGGCTCAGCCCTCCGCGAAGAGCAAGGTCAAGACTACTGGGCTCGCTACAGAGACCGACCTCGCGTTGGCGACAGGGAAGATCGATCCGATCCTCCGCGCAATCGGTATCGCCACTGAGACGGACACGACATTCGCCCTCAGTCGTTCCAAGTCTCGCGCTGCGAACATCGTCTCGGAGACTGACGTCGCGCAGGCGTTCGCCAAGTCGAAGGCCAAGGCGTCTGGACTCACGTCCGAAACTGACACGTCGCAGGCGTCTGTACGCAGGAAGACGAAGACGACGGGCCTCGTGGCTGAGACGGATCTGGCGCAGGCGGCGAGTCGTTCCAAGGTCCGTGCGATCACCATCGTCTCAGAGGCAGACTCTGCGCTCGGTGCGACACGTCGCAAGACGAAGACGCTCGGCCTAGCTTCTGAGACGGATCTCGCGCAGCAAGTCCTCTTCTCTAACGCGCACCTGATCGGACAGACGTCTGAAACCGATTCTGCGCTGGCAGTTACGTCCAGGAAGGCGAAGGGGACCGGCCAGACGTCCGAGGCTGACGCCGCTCAACCGGCTGGTAGGAACAAGTCACGCACCACGACTACAGCCACAGAGAGCGACTCGGCTTTCGCTGTGTCTCGTCGCAAGACGAAGGCGATCGGGCTCGCCAGTGAGACCGACTCTGCGCTGACTCCCGGCAAGGTCGATCCGATCCTCGGTACGATCGGGCAGGCGTCAGAGTCTGACACTGCACAGGCCGTCCGAAGGATCAAGACGCGTACGCTCGGCGTACCGTCAGAGACGGATGCGGCACAGGCCGCGAAGAGGATCAAGTCCGACACGATCGGTCAGGCCTCTGAGACGGATACTGCGCTCAGCGTCTTCAAGTCAGGGACGCTCACGCTCCACCCAGGCTCTATCCCGACGGGTGAGTCGTGGGGCACGCCGAGTGTGGCTCCGTATTCTGTCGAGACGCCCAACGTCTACACGCCGCTGTCGATCGGTGTTTCTTCGCCGGTCGAGACTGGGCGCAAACTCAGCCCGAGCAGCATTCCGTCTGGAGAGGCGTGGGGCACACCCTCGCTGTCGATCGGGTTGCGACCGGCTTCGTTCGAAGCTGGTGTCATCGAGGAAGAGGACGAAGCGATCATCCTCGCCTTCCTCGAATACGTCTGACGTACGACTGGAGGAGAAGTGGCGATTCACCGTGAGCTGCGGCTCAACACGCCCTACATGAAGGGCGAAGATGTCAGGGCGGTTCAGAAGGCGCTGAAGGTGAAGCGGGACGGCGAGTACGGTCCGGCCACTGCCTCTGCCGTCGCGGCGTGGAAGTGGCGTGCCGGTTACGCCAGGAAGGACATCAACAACGGCATCGGCATCAGGGGGCAGCGTTACCTCCTCGACGCGAAGAACTACCCGTTGCCCGACTCGTACCGCGATCGCGCCAGGAAGCGCCTGAAGGCGGGGTACAAGGAGGGCCAGGGCCTTGCGATCGTCACAGCCGAGCAGATGCGTGTCCAGTCGCTCGGAACCATGATCGGATGGGCGAACGTGCCGATCCTCGAGAAGCCTGCCGGCACGAATCTGGTTCCGGACTTCACCAAGTACGACAAGACGTACAAGGTGGACAGGAATCTCTGCCCAGAGATCATCGGCAGCCACGCTGGTTACCCGTGGTGTGCGAGGTCTGTGTTCCTCGCCGAGCTCATCAACGGTGGCAAGACCGCGCAGATGGGTCTGGTACATCGCCAGTTCAACGCGCTCTACTGCCCCGAAATTCTCAACCTTGCGTCCAAGGGCTCATTCGGGATGCGAGTGGTGGGATACGGCGACGCCAGGCCGGGTGACCTCGTGCTCTTCAACTTCGATGGGGGCGTTGTCGACCACGTCGGCAAGCTCATCAAGAAGATCTCGACGAGTGAGATCTTCACCGTCGAGGGCAACACCTCGGCAGATGACCGGGGTTCCCAGAA